CTAATGAATCAAAATATTCTTTTAAAAGCATCAATGCTTTTCTGTAACTAGATAGTAAATCTTCACTTACTGTTTTATTTTTAGTCTTATTAGTATTTTCTTCCTTTTTAGCCATTTTATAATTCTTTCATTAGAGATTCTAATAATTCGTTATCTGTAGTCTTTATATTCCTTTTATCAACAATGAGATATTTTTCATTAATAAGTTTAATAAAATCTTCTTCTAAAATATCTTCTTTATACTTATTTATAATAATTGAAATATTATATTTATTAATTGTTTCTAAAAAATGATTCTTCATCTTCCTAATATAATTTTAGCTTGATCTTGAGAAACTACCTCAATTGTTTTCTTTCCTTCTAATTCTTTAACCCTGTTATCTAAATCAATTCCAAATTGGCCGTAATCCCCAAGTGCGGTTAATACATTCATTTGATTAGCTTGTATAGACATTACTCTTGAGTATAATTCAATTATTGCACCAACAGCATCTATATAATCTTTGCCTTCATATTGCTTTGTGTATCTGGAAATAAATTCACTTGCTTTTAAATCTCTTTTATCATCCATTTTGTTCAATTAATTTTTTAAGTGTCTTATAAGTTGTAAATAAAGATTCTAATTCATCTTCTGTTGGTTGGTAATTAGTTTTTTCTTTTACATAAAAATCTATTTGATTTGAAATAAATTTACATCTATCTTCTCTATTTAATTTGGTTTGAACTAAATTAAAAGCATTTAAACATTCTTCTGATTTATAATCAATATAATTTTTACTATTCATCTATTTAATTGTTTTAATGATTTGATGTAATGCTTTTCCCATAGTATCTGTAAATACTTCATCTTCATATAATTTCTCATATCCTAATGAATATGTTAAACAATGAATTAATTCATGATAAAATGTTGCTTCCTTTTGATCTTGTTGTAATGATTTCTTTAATTTGATTATGTTGGTATTTGGATTAAACTCTCCAAAACTGTCTTGTTTATCTACTTTGATTACCTGTTTAACTTTATAAGTTTCTCCAAATATCTGAAATTGTTTAGGAATTGTTACCATTGTTTACCACAGTCATTACAAACATCAATTCCTCCTAAATAACTAGTAGATTGATGTTTACAAATATTATTTTTATAATATTCTTTCATTTTTAAATCTCTACTATCACCAATAATAATCATATTGGTATAATCATTATTTCTTGACCATATTTTTTGGTTTTCTATAAGTTCTTCATATTCCTTCTGTGTCATTACCATCTCTTCAATCCTGTTATATAAACTGGTTTTATTAGTTTCTCTATATCTTCAAATTTATGATTAAGTCTATAATAAGAATTATCTCCATTATTCTCTTTGACAATACACCATTTTTTACTAGGAACTCCTTTAGCATTTAAATAATGTTCTACTAATAATCCATTAGTTTCAAACATCTTTTTATATTCTACATTCCTTTTTATTAACTTCTGTATTCCTTTTTTATCTGTTTTATAAACATCTGTTAGGACATTAAATACTTGTATTGGCATATTTTGAATTATTATATTCTGAAGTTTTAATATAAACAGTTGCTATTGAATTGCTCTTACCATTAAGATATTCTACTTTCACATATTCATGTTTATCATCTATTCTTTTTACTAGAGATTTAGCAATGTTAAAAACTTCTATTGCTGTCTTTGAATCAATTTCTAAAAACTTAGAAAATGTTTGTTCATAATCAACTTCTAGTTTAGATACTCCTGTAACTCTTAATTTAGTTTCTATATTCATATTACCACTTTTTTAATGGACAAGGAGATCCAGATCTAGCTTTAAGCTTTAATGCACATCCACATCCATTAATTCCATTATATTCTTTCTTTTTACTACAAACTCCTTCATCTCTTAAAGGACAATTAAAACATTTATTAAGTCTTTCTTTTGCTTTAATTTCTACTTGTTCATCCTTAAATATAAAATTAACAAATCCTTCAAAGATTTCCTGTGACTGTTTTATTAGACTCATTTAATATCTTCCTTTTAATTTCATATTCAGCTTTTGTTGGTGGTTTCTTCTTCCTAGCAAATTTACCTAAATATATAATTTTTATTGTTTTATTACTATAATCTTGTAATTCATCTTTTATTAGGTTCCATTGTGATCTTGAAACTTCTTCTATTATATTTTTATCTATTCCTAACTTATTTGAAACTATTTTAGATATATCATCTATTTTAACTTTCATTTAATTCTTTTGTTCTTTTAAATTTAAAGTTTTAACTTTTAGTTCTTTCATTTCCACATCTTTAACTATTTTATAACTAAACTCTGGATGAATCTCTGATAGTCTATTTAGATTAAAATTTAATTCTTCTTCTAATAGATCTAAGTCTTCTAGGTCATTTAATATTATAATTGATTCTCTTAAACTAATTGACATTAAATTTAAAGTGTAATTCACCATCTTCTACCACCTTTAATATTTGATTATTAATAGTGAGTTCATTGTGAGAGTTAAGTATTAATATATTCTTATCTTTTAACTTCTTAATATAGTTATTAGTGTTAGCTATTGACTTATCTCCAATTAAATCTCTAATTTGCTTTCTAGTTTCTTTTGTTATTGATTTTATATCATTATCCAACATTTTAACTATTATATCTAATTCAAAATTAGACATTTTTAAAAAACAATTAACTACTTTTAATATTCCTAAATGATAATTTTCCTTTTTTGTATTTATATTATATTCCATTTTCTTGTAATTCTTCTAAATTTATCCAAGAATCTAAATCCTCTCCTCCTATTTTTAATTCATATTGATCTAGAATTAATTCTTTATCTAATTCATTAAAGTTCATATTATTATATATATGATGTGGTGTACTTTCAACATATTTTTTAATAATCTCCAATTCCTTGTTCTTCATCTCTTTCAATTCCTAGTTTCTTTCTTATTTTTTCTAATCTTTTAACATTTAAATCATCATAGTTAATATATGATTCTTCTAAGAATGGATCTATATCTAATTTATATTTAAGTCTTTTAACTCCTTCTTTTAATATAATATCACCATTAGTATGAATAGCTTCTATTTCATCATTAAAATAATTCTTACTTAATGTTTTTAATCTTTCTTGCATTCTATTCCTAATTGATTCATTAATTTAACTAGTTCTGATTTATTCTTTATAACTCCTATAAACATTAATCCTCCTAATGATCTAATTGCTATTGTTTTAAAATTGTCTTCTGTAGATAATAAAAATCTACCATTAAAACTATACTCAATTAATCCTTCTATTGGTTTAAATCTAAATTTAGTTTTATCCTCACTATATTCCTTAACTACACTATGTCTTGTTAAGTTCCAACCTAAACTCTCAATATCTTCTTTATCTAAATATTTAACTCTAATATTACCTAATTTTATTTCACTTATTAATTCATCTTTTCCATGTTCATTAATAAAATCAATTCCTTTATAACAAAATTTATGCCACATAATAGATCCTTTAAATTCATATTCAAATCCTATATGAAACTCTTCAATTTCAGGTGTATAATATTTATTATCTTCCATTCTCTAATTTCTTTTTAAATTCTAAAAAGTTTTTAAGTTCTTCAAAATCAATCCATTTAATATCAGTGGAATCATCTTGTATATATATTTTACTTTTAAATCCTTCATATGCTGGATATGATATTCCAATTTTAGTTATCTCACTTGGATATTTCCATATATTTTCAAAGTTTTCCCTTGAATTAGATTCTCCTTCTAAGAATTCATTATTATTTTGTGTTGTCATTTATTTGATTTGTTAATTTTTGAAACTCATCTAAATTATAAGTTATTATATTAGCTTCATTATCTACATGACAATAAACTTCTCCTCTAATTATTAATTCTTTTTGAATTTTATACATTACTAAATCTAATTTTCTTTGGTAAGGAATTAATTTATCAATCACAGTAGTCTTTCTAAATCTTCCTTTTTTATCTCTTAATTTCATTTGACAAATATAATCATTTTAATTAGATCTAAAAACTTATTTACTAATAATAAATAAAAAATCCCTGCAACTTTTGCTGTTTGTTGAGAATTAATCACTTAATTCCGATATTAACTCTATATTTTAATATACTTGGGGTAAAGGGTAAAACCCTTTTTCTCTGATGCTAGTTCTGTCCTTACTTTCCCCTAGTGACTAGCCGTATATTTTAATATTTTGAGTCAGTTTCTAATCTTCAGGGGACATCTCAAGTTTATTTAACTCTACAACCCTGGGTCTAATCTATACTTTAATTTCTTATTTCTAGATGAATATGAATATAGGGATTCATGATTAAGAGTATAAAGATACAAATAATATTTCACATTTACAACTTATATTTGATTTATTATATTCTTCCTTCTGTATCTACTTGAATATTAAAGTGTTTCCTCTTATCCAAACATACTATTATTTCTTCAAATTCTTTAAGAGTTATATTAATAAGTGACTTAGGTTTACAATATCTACCTTTAGAGTCTCTAAATTTATTAGATTCTCTAATATGGTGCATTAATCCTTTTCCTAATTTTAGTTCACTATTTTCCATTTTATTTAATTTATTTCTTTCTCATTAAATTCTCCCATGAGAACACCAATTATAGGTCTTGTCTTTTTATTTTGTTCTTTTATTAAAACTAATTTTGTTAAATTGTTTAATGCTTCTGATAGATTCTTCAATACTTCTATTTCTTCTGGTAACTCTTGTGCATTAACTGTGACATTACAGTTACTTAGGTGATGTTCTACTTTTTGTATTTCTATTTTCTTCTTTTTCATGCTTGTCTTTTAAATATTAGACTGTAAATATAATATAAATTATTATAATATGAAACTTATTTTATAAAATTTTTAAAATTTTTAAAGGTTCCTAAAACTTATTTTTTATAATTTTTTAAAAATCTTAATGTAAGTAGGGACTTGAACCACCTCCAATTCAACCCCCCATTAGTTTTAGGAAGGAAAATGGTTTTCTTTCTATCTGAATAGTGATTGACTATTTCAAAGATATTTATTCTTAATCTTATAAATTATGAAAACTTTTATTATAGCATCTTCTAATCCTAATTCTAAAGAAGGATTTGTTACTAAGCTACAGTGTGAAACAACCATTAAAACTCCTTTTGGAGATAAGGTTAAGAAAGAAACATATTATGTGTCTGGTTCTAAACAAATGACTGTTGATTCATCTGTTGATGTTGATATGTCTATGTTTACTATTGGAATGCATGAGATGGTTAATCCTTCTACATCTGAAGTATTTATGGCTAAGTGGTTACATTTAGCTTAATTCATTGGAATAGCTCTTAATTGGGCTATTCCTTATTATTAACATTTAATTCTTATTATCATGCAATACAGAGATCAAACAGGACATTTAGTTGTTCTTATTTTAGCAGCCTTATTTATGGCTTTAATCATTGTAATTTAATCCTTAATAACAAATAATGAATAAACAACACAATAATACTTATGTTGATCCAAGATTAACAGGTAGAGTACAAAACAGTGAACCATCAATAGTTAAATTAATGGAATCTACTGGTTTAGGTAGAGATGAAATCTTAAACAAATTAGGACTTGTTCAACCACCTATAACACCATCAAATGAACCATTCAGAAGTTCTAGAGCATCTATTAAACAAATAAAGAGAATTACAACTATTATTGATGATAGTTTAATTCAAGCATTTGCCAATTGGTCTAATTATAAACCTAATTGGGGTGGATTTATATTTAATGGTGTTAAAATCTAATGACTATCATTAAAATAGTTCCATGTGATTACTATATTAGTAGCATTTGGAGGCACTGTGAAGTGCTTAGAAATATCAGAAATAATAATACATACACTATTCTGTCATTAAATTAATGTTTGAGCAAGAGATATTGTCTTTACTAGAACTAGGTTTTACTAGAGAACAAGCAATTCAAGAGCTAAATCTTGAACTCAATGAATTAATTGAATGTTAAACTTATTGAGAATATATTATTTAAAGATGGTTTTTGGGTTGTGATTGACTCTATATGTTTTCAACTTTATTTAATATATTCTCATTCTTATTCTCCAACAAATCAATTTATTATGAAAGAAATAACAAATGAACAGAAAATAGCTATTCTTCAAGCTGCTTTAGAATTGATTAAAAGTCATAACAAGTATAATCTCTGTGAAACAATTAGAATGTTAACAGAGAATAAAACTGGATTGATATATGATTCTACAGAAATTAGAGTTATATTCAATTTAAATGATTATAAACCAGTTGATAGAGTTAGAATGGAAGAATGGTGGTCTTTAGATGCTGAAGGTCAGCAACAAAGAATTAATGTAATTGAATTATTAATCTTTAAACTTAAAAATCTATGAAAAAACTATGGATTATAATAGCAGGAATAGACTTAATTATCAGTTTGATAGTTTTAGCCTTTAGTGAGTTATATGTTTATAACCCTAAGAAATCTAATAAATATATTCCATTAAAAGTTGAATATCATTTAATTAATCATGATGTTAATGATCCTAATACTGTTTCAGGTAGGCTTAATTTACATTATGGTATTAAAGTTAATGATTTGTTAGAATTAAAATATATTAATGATACTTTATGTTTAAGTGGAATTAATCTATTTAAATCAGATTCTAATGCAACTATTTGTAAAGTAATAGAATATAGAGAATAAATAATACTTGGTGTGGGGAGTGAACATTAGACTAGTAATGGAGGATTGAACGAGATTCTAACCATTATTAGTCTAATTAGTATTAATCTATAAAAACTAAAACATATGAATGTAGAACAACTAATAATAGGTAAACATTATATCTATACAAATCATAATAATGAAGAAGTTCATGTTGAATATATTGGTGTAGTATCTGATGGATTAACTTTCTATAAGTTTAAACATTATGATATTGAGAATATTACAACATATTCTTTATCTGAATATGAAATAGTAGATAATATTAAAGAACTTTAACTTATTAAACTCTCATCCAATTGTAGGAAAACTTGAAATACTAGGCTATGCTACTGTATGTAATAGAATTACATTTAGTGTTAAGGATTACAACCTTGTGAGAGTTTATATTTATTAACTAATAACTAAACAAATGACAAGTAAAACAACAATAATTAATTTTATAACACCAATAATAGTGATAATATTCCTATTTATTAGTGTTATGTTACTGATTAATAGCAAGGCTGATAAACCTAATTTAAAGACATTATCATTACCAGAAGAATTTATGGAAATAACTAAAGGTGATACTTTAGGTGTTTATGAATCCAATGATACTGTTTATTTAGAGTTTTATAGAGGAAATATAAGATCTAATAGTAAGTATAAACTTCTAATAGCTAATTAATATGTGCTTTTATATAAGAAATAACATAGAATCAGCTACATTATGGGTAGCTAAACAAGATATAACTTGTTATAAAATATTAGATAGAGAATTAATTTCTCCTTATCAAAGATTTAAATATGAATATAATAAGTTATACAAAGTTAAAATAGGAAGATTAGTTCATATGTCTAGTGCAAGTAATACTAAAAATGGAATAATATTACATCCTTTCTATGGTAGTAGCATGTCAATATTTTATATTAATAAAGGATTACATTCTTATTCATCTAAAGATGAAGCCAAATCATATGAAAGTGATTTTGTATATAAAGCTATTATTCCTAAAGGATCAGAGTTTTATTATGATAATGTTTGTAGGGAATATGTTTCTAATCAATTAATAATTAAAAAACTAATTAATGAACACATTTAAAATAATAACAGCTTCAATTATATTGACATTATTTGATGTAATTAATTGGTTTAAAACTAATTGGTTTCTAATAGTGTTATGGACTATGTTTCTAATTATTGTTATATTTAATATTATTTACATTTATATTAGAATATATGGTAATATTAGATAATATATTAGTAGACTTAGTTACAATTCTATTTGTATTATGTCTAATACATGAATTAATCTTTAAATTTTATAACAAATGAATGCAGATCAAATGATTAAAGGTGAATATTATTCATTAAACGATGGAGAATATATTTTTAGATTTAAATATATTAATGATAAATATGTTTTTATTATGGATGATTATTTGTGGAGAAATAATTTACAAACAAATCAAACTTTAAATAATGAATTATGTTTATGTGATTTTAATAATAAAGATATTAGAAAAGCTACATTAGATGAAATTAAATTATTAAATTTTAATTATAGTATTAAAAGAGTTATTCAAATTTATTAAATGATACCAAGTGTGTTGGTGAATGATTGATAATCAAATAGTTATATGATTAAAGGAGGACATTAGTTGTTTTATTAAGTGACTTATAACCTGAGATGTTAATATATAATTGTTTGATTATTAAGTTAATTAGTTGATAATGAGTGATTTAATAAAGATTTTAACTTCTATTTTAGTCATAAGTTAAGTTATTCATTATCAATTAGTTATATTTTAATATAATTTTAGAGATTTGTCACAGAATTGTCATGTTCTTAGTTAGACTAGTGATGTAGGTCATATAATCTATTTTCTCTATTAGCGAAATTTTCTCTAAATTTATAATAATTATCCAAAACTATAGCTTTTTATTCATTACAATTATAATAATCCTTATTATATTATTAACTTAATATATAAACTAACATGTCAATTATATTAGAATTAACAGATAAAATACCATTTGGTAAATTTAAAGGTTTATCAATTGAAGCATTATTAGATGATAATGTATATTTTATATCATCTCAACATAAATATTTAAATTGGTTTAATAAAACAGTTACAACTCATCAGTTTTCAGATGAAGTTAAACTATTATTAAAACTTAAATTAAAAGAAATAGCTGATGAAGCAATAGAAGCTGAAAGAGCTTGGAATCAAAGACAATGGGAATTATCTCAACCACCTTATTCTAATAAATCATCAAACAAAAGATCATCCTCATATACTAATGAAAATTCATGGCAATCTGGAATAAATGAAAGCTATCAAGAAGTTGGAATGAATTTGGGTGATATGGGTTATGATGGTGATGGGTGGTAATTGAAGCTTCAGATGAATTAGTAATTAATAATATTAATAATTAAAAATAAATGAAGAAAATTATATTTATGTTCATGATTGCATTAGTTGTAACATCATGTCAAGAACCAACAATAATAAAACAAGATAAATTACCTATTTTAGTAGATAAAATAAAAGATGAAGCTAAATTTGATACAGTATTAACAATATCTGATAATAACAAAGTATATTTGTTTGAAACTAAACAAAATGAATATATTGGTGAATATTATAAAGAAACTGATGATATTGGTTTTGGTATATTTATTGGTATAGTAATAGGATTATTTATTGTATTACTATTATTTGCTGCATTTTATGATTAAATAAACTAAAACAAATGATAAAATCAATAATATCAACAATAATAACATTTTTGTTATTTCAATTTTCTCCGTTATATTGTAGATGGATACAAAAAACTTTTAATTATGATAGAGATGAAATGTTTTTAATTTTTATATCTTTAGCAATAATAATTATAGGTTCTATAATAAATACAATAGTTTCATGGGCCTTTTATATAGATAAAAAATTATAATATGAAAATCAAACAAACAATTTATCCAGATTTAATATTTACTTGTTTCAATGATTGGATGAGATATATTAGATTAACTAATAGAAAATAAAGAAATTAGACTATCTGCTGAAGATATTTTTGCAACCTTTTTGATGTTTTCTGCATCTTATATATATGAAAAAAATATACATTTATTGTTTAAAAGACCCAAATGGGTTAATTAGATATATTGGTAAAACAACCAATATAAAAAGAAGATTATATGGGCACATATATGAAGCAAAAAAATCAAAAGGAAAAAGATATGTTTTAAATTGGATAATCAATTTAATAAATTCTGGATTACTTCCAATTATAGAAGTTATAGAAATTTGTAATGAAAGTAATTGGCAAGAAAAAGAAATTTATTGGATTGATTTTTACAGAAAAATTATTCCTAATCTTTGTAATAATTCTGATGGTGGATTAGGAGGAAGTGGAATAAAAAATTATTCTAAAGAAGAAATTATTAGAAGAAAATCATTAATGAGTAGGCAGTTTTCTAAATTTTCAAATGAAGAAAAGTTAAATATTTGGAAATTAATAAAAGAAAATAAATCCACTGAAGATATTAAATTATTCTATCCAACCTATAGTAGACAAATTCATTTTGGTGTTAAAAATAGAAAACAATGGAATAAAATAACTAATTTGATTAAAGTTAAAGGGAAATCAAAAAGAAAGGGTTATACTTATAATAAAGGATTGTTTATAATTAGAAAAAAGACAAATGGAAAAAGTAATGTTTTATTTTCTTCAAAAGTTGAAGAAGAAGTATTAAAATACTTAGAAATGGACAGATAGTCTATACTTACATACCAAGGCTCATAACACTTTAAGGTGGTAACTCTGGAGTAATAGATATACGCTTAAAAATACTAGTTTGGATAAGTGTACATTATTACGAGATAGAGAAAAATAAACTTTACAACTTTGAGCCGCGGTGCCATATTACAGGCTAAACATTGATCCTGATGTAAATTAATCTGGGACAATCAGATAGAGGTGCTAGAATAATTTCTCTTAATTGAGGCTTATAAAAGCTTAAAACTGCCAGTAGTGATACTGAATAAAGAATTGATTATATATCAATAGAATAACTCTAATTTACATAAAGATACTAATAGAAATATTAGATGTGTTGTTCCCTTGAGAAAGGGATTATTAACCCAAGAGAGAGAAGGTTATGCTCTACAACACAAATGAGCTCACTACTTACCTGTAAGGTGGAGTAGTTTTTATTTAAAAAAGTAAAAAATGGAACAATGGAAAGATGTCCCAAACTATGAAAACTTATATCAAATAAGCAATTTTGGCAATGCAAGAAGTTTAGACAGATGTTCTAAAAACAAGGTTTTATTAAAAGGCAAACCAATTAAATTAAACGCAGATAAATTTGGATATTTTAGATTTACAGTAACTAAAGGAAATTCAAGTAAAACATTAAGAATACATAGGTTAGTTGGAGAATTATTCATACCTAACCCTTTTAATTTGCCTCAATTAAATCATAAAAATGGGAATAAAGAAGATAATTGTAAAGATAATTTAGAATGGTGTTCTGATTCAGATAACAAGAAACATGCTTATAGTATTGGTTTAATGAAATCAGGTAATCAATATAGTAAAAATAAAACTAGAGCTAATTTGCCTAGATATTGTTAATTATTTCTAGCTTTTCAAAGAAGCAGCTTATAATTAATCTGAAAAGCTACAACTATTAAAGTTAAGTATTTATACTAAACAATGTGATTTAGAGGAAAATAGTAGCATTATAAGTAGATTTGATGACACTGGTAGTTAAGTTAGAACAAAATATACAGTGAAGTTGAAAGTCTTGTTCTACACCAGTGTAAAAACCATAGAAATGATAAACAAATGAAAACAATTAAAAACTTATTAAATTGTATATTTATATTATTATTTGTTATAATAGCTTCATTTTTAATTACTTCTGATATTAACAAAGAACAAGCTAAATCAAAAATAATAGAAATACCTTTTATAAAATGTTACAAATATGGATATAACTAAAATAAGATATTTAAAAGCAATAGAAAATTATAATGGTTATATTATGAAGAATGTTATATATCAATCTTATAATATTGGTATAGTAATTAATAATTCATTAGGTAATCTTAATTATAGAATTAATCAGAATCTTTACTTTATCAATGAAAGGGAAGAAGAATATTTTATTGAAGTTACTGAAAAAGAATATAAAAATCAATTTAAGAAAATAATACAAATCTATTAAAACTAAAAACTATGATATTAATTACATCAAAAAGACCTAGAATTATTATTCAAAATAAAATTCTATTAGCTTCTTCTACAGGATATAGAGGAAATACAATTAATCAAAACAGAGCATTTAATAGAGCTAATAACTTAGCTATTGGAGTTATTAATGCTTTTAATAAGAAATAACAATGAAAAAACAAATAGTAAAATTTATTGGTGATATTATTTATATTAGATATTACAAAGAAACAGAATTAGCTAGTAAATCATTAGTAATTGGATTTCTAAGAGGTATATTTGGATTTAAACTATTTTATTATATAGACTTATGAAAGGATTTGTAATACAACAATGTAAAAATGAAAAATTGAATTCATACGATTTTAATGAAAGAATCTGTAGATTATTAATAGATAAGGGATATGATAATCCTCAAGGATATTGGGGTGATGCAACAGATTTAATAGGTGTTGATGGAGATGGAAAAATAGAATATGATATTCATATGAGAGGAAGTTTTGATTATATTACAGAACAAGAATTCATGAATAAATACATGAATAAAAAGAAAATAATACAAATTTATTAATCAATTATTAACAATTAAATAAAAAAACAATTATGGCAAAAACAGTAAAAGCAACAAATGAAGTAGCATTATCAGGACAATTTAATATTACTGAAGAAGGAATTCCAGCAATGTTAAAACAAATTACTGAAAGAATTTCTCAATTAACAGGTAGCAAAGAGAAAAAATCAAGACTTAGTGGTCAACTAATGGGAGAAACTCTTTCAGAAGTTAAAGATGTTAATAAGCTTCAAGAATTATATGCTTATATTACAAAGAAAGGAGCAGCAATTGAAGAAAATAGAGATAAATTTCTTGCTGTATCTCCAATACAATTGAAGGAATATATGGAAGAAGGTGGAACTGTTGGTGAGTGGCAAGAAGCTATTTTAGAACAATATGCTAATGTAACTCATGAAGAAGAATTACAGAAATTAAAGAAAACTAAAATAGCTTTAGAAGAATGTCTTTCTGAAGAAGCTAAAAAGAAAGCAAGACTAGAAAGTATTGGTGTTACATTAAAAGAAATTTTAAGTAAATAATTATTAATTAATATAAGAGAATGTAGAAATATGTTCTCTTATATTTTATATTATTATAATGACAAATGAAGAATTATTAATTAAAGCTAGGAAGGATTATCCCAATGGTACTAAATTTATTTGTCCTAATAATTTTTGTACTTTTACAATAAATAAAACTACTCCTAACACATATCAATTTTATACTGATAATAATATAGATGGAGGAAGAGGTAGTGGATTTCTTTATTATAAAGGTGTTTGGGCTAAAATAGTATCAAAACCAAAGAAAATAATTCAGATTTACTAATTTAAACGTCTTGTGCTCAACTTTAATGTTGTGTTCTCAAAATCAATAGGTAAAGTTGATTTATATACAATAACCTTAATAATATTACAATTTAATTGCTATATTGTTTTGGTTATTGTATTTTTATTAATATTTAATAATTAAATTATGGATGATGAAGAAATAATAAAAATTCAAGGTGCTGGACAGTTTAAATTTAAAGATTTGAAAAACTGTAATATTAATGAGCATCTTATTAAAGATTTACCATCTAATCATCCTTATTGGTTTATTGAAGTTATGAAGGATAATGGTAAAAAATATAATAAAATTAAATTATTATATGAAGAATGTAAAATAGATCCTGATAAGATTAAATATCATTTTAATTCTTCTACATCTCTTAATAATATAGAAGAGAAGTTGAAAAAATATGAATATAGTGTTAATATATTGCAAAAACTTAATATAAACTATGAACGAAGAAATAATAACATTAAATGGTGTCAATTTCAAAATTGATGAAAATAGTAATTTAATAGCTTTCAAAGAATCTAAGAAATCAAAATTATTAAAAAGAAGACAAGAATTATATTCTTGGAATTGGTTTTATATGAATTCTAAAGAAAGCTTATATGCTACTAGGTATCATCAAATAGAAGTTATGAAAGATGGAGAAAAATTCATTGATGGTGTGTATATAAATGATAATTTAAACTCTCATTATGGTAAAGCTATTTATTATTCTCAAAGATATAAAGATGATAGAGATAAAATAGCAAAAGTAAATTTAGAAATAGAGAAAAATTGGAATGAATCTAAACCTGTAGAAAAATGAAAACAAAAATATTAGTAATATTATTAGCAATATTTTTATGTTCTTGTGAAAGTTTTATGTTAAGTCCATTGGTGATTACAGGAGTTGAAACTAATAATAAAACTAATAATTCTGTTTATAGTGGCTATAAGTATATAGTTCATTTAGAAGGAGGATTAAATTATTTTACAAACAAAAAATATTATATAGGAGATACAATAAGATGACAGAAAAAGTAATTATAGAACTAATAGATTCAACATTTTGGATTGTAGTACTATTAGGATTAGCATACTTTGTTACTAAAAGAGATTAAAAGCATTAAATAATATATAAATTCTCTATATAGATGGGACAAACCACAGAGATAGTTGTAATTGTATATTATTAATAGATATTAGTCTATATCTTTAAAATAAGGACAAATGTGAAACTTATGGCATTATAAATATAAGTGCATATGATAATAAATTATCATAAAAATAATAAAATATAACAAAAAAAACAAAAACATTATGGAAACAGTAAAACCAATTAGAATGTCTGAAATTAAAACAGAAAAAAGAATTAAAGACACAAAGAAAAACCGTCAATTTTATACACTTTATTTCATGGATCCAAATAATCCTTTAGCAGAAATGCGTCAAAGGAATGTGTTTCAATCTCATGTAAATGATGCTGGAACAGATTGTATTTGGAAATCAGGAGATCCTTCAATAATGAAGCAATTTATTGCTGAAAACAGGGAAATTCCTGGTCAATTTTTAAATGTAAAAGTAGCTCCTTATCAAGTTGGAGAGAGAATGGTAGATAGTTATTCTCTAATATTACTTAGAGGAGAGAAACTAGAAACTATTCTTAAACAACAAGGTCATGTAATTGCTACAACTGTTGTTAAAAAACAAGAAGAAGTTCTTAGTTTAAACTAGTATAAATAATGGTATGTCATTAACTCAATGGTAGAGTCTACTCCTAGGATGATAGAGATATTAAGTTCGATTCTTAATATGACAGCTTAATTAAATAAATTATTAATTTAAAAATTATAATAATGTTTAAAAAGAATTATAATATAAAACATAGATTTGATAAAATATATGGTAAATGTTCTTGTGGATCTAATTGGATGTTAAGAAAGAATAGTAATACAAATATAGATTTTCTTGGATGTTTTAATTATCCTAAATGTAAAAATACTAAAAATATAAGTAAATGAAGAAAGAAGAATATAATGTAAATAATATTATAGGTTTAGAATGGTATTATAGTAAAGATCGAAGTTATATTATAAAATCAATTAATTTTGGACTTGGACTTATTATTTCTAAAGCAGTATTAGATGGTGGTATAAATAAGGAATCTATAGCAAGACAGTTAGATATGTTAAATGATGGTACATGGAAAGTTGTTAAAAAACATTCAAAAATAATACAGATATATTAATGAAAAAAGAAGAATTAATTATAGGAGAATATTATCATTATTTTAATAGTGTTCACAAATATGTATTCATATTTAATGGTATAAATGAAACTAATACAAAGGCTATTTTTGCTGCGTGTAAGAATGAAGAATATGTTCATAATAATAGTAATAAGTTTTGCTCCTTAGAAAATATTAGAAAAGCTACATATAAAGAAATTAATTGGTTAAAAGAAGTTAGAAAAAGTGGATGGCTTTCTTTTGAATCATTTAAATGTAATAAAATAATACAAATATATTAATAAATAAAAACTAAAATTATGTTGGAAATAGATTATAAACAAGTGAAAGGTAAAGATTTAAAGAAGTATGGCAAATTTATTAAGAAAGAATTACATTTAAAAGAAGGAATTCATTGTTTACCTAGATTTGAAATCAATTCAGATAAAGTTTTTGTAGTTAATAACAATCAAACATTAAAAGAAAATGAATAATGTAATTAAAGAAGGTTCTATTGTTTTAATAAATGATATTAAATATTTGTATGATCCTGATAAAAAGTTTAAAACTACTAAGTATCAAGTCTTTAGTGGTTGGAATCAACAATCAATTCAAAATAAGATTAATGATGGAACTTGGATATATAAAGGAAATTTAAATGAATCTAATAAAATAATACAGATATATTAATGAATGAAAATTTAATAAAAAATCATTATGAAATAGCATTAAATTTAATTAATTTAAAAGAAATTAAGAAAGCTAAACTTGAGTTATATAATAAAATGCCAATTGAATTATATGATGAGAGTTTAGATATTCTTAATAATAGAAATTTAAAGTTTAAGAATAGAAAGCTTAAACAATTAATTGAAAATGTACATAGTTTAATTAATGATATTAATGAACAAGAGAAAGAATCAAATATTAATGATAATAATATAAACTTTTTAATATGATTAATAAAAATGATAAAAATAACAAAGAAAACAAAATTAGTTAGGTCTTTTAAACTTCCAAGAAAATATAAAAAAGATTTTAAAAAATCAATAATTGGTTTTAAAAGTAATATATTTTTTAATCCTTTTAATAAGTCTGAAGATATTAAAAAAATTGTATATGATTATTTATTTCTTTTAAAACAAATTTATCATATGAATAAATTTAATCTTAAAGAATATAAAGGAACAAAAGAAATTTTTAATAGTATAGATCATAAAGAAATAAATATAGAAAATGAGCAAATTTAAAATTAGTGATATATGTATTGCTACTAATAATGGAGGAAATGGTGTTGGAAATATTGGAAAAGGTGGTAAGCAAAATGTTAAAATAGTTCCTAAAAATTTTACAAGTCATTGTAATTGTAGTGGTTTATTATCGTGGGATTCTTGGGATTATATAATAGAATTATTAGATGTCAACAATAAGTGTTTAAATAGTTATAGAAGAGTTAGAAAATCAGACCTAGTATTATATAAATCAAGAATATGTCAAATATATTAAATAGAAATGTTTGGTGTGTAGATATTGAAACGTTAGCTGGATTATTTACATATACAAGTTTTAATATTGATACTAAAGAAGTTGTTCAATATATAATTCATAAAGATAAAAGTGAATTAATTCAATTAATAAAACATTTAAAAGAATGTAAAGGACATATAACTTTTAATGGTAATAATTTTGATTATCCTATAATACATTTTATTCTTTTAAATTGGAATAAATGGATTGATATTTATGATGAGGAATATATTATTAAATTAATATATGATAAAGCTCAAGAGATAATTGAATCTCAAAATCAAAATATTGGTAAAAAGGTATATGTATCTATTCCTAATAAAGAAGTTTTAATTTCTCAATTAGATCTATTTAAAATTTGGCATTTTGATAATAAGGCAAAATTAACTGGATTAAAATGGATACAATTCTCTATAGATTATTTAAATTTAGAGGAGATGTCAATACATCATTCTACTAAAGATATATCATTAAATCAAATAAAAGAGATAAAATCTTATAATTTGAACGATGTTATGTCGACTTATGAGTTATATAAGATAACTATTGGTGAAACAGAGCATTCTTTATATAAAGGAATTGATAAAATTCAATTAAGAAAGGATATTATTGAAGAATTTAAAATTAAATGTTTGAATTATAATGATGTTAAAATTGGAGATGAAATAAATAAACATATTTATTCTAAACTTTCTAATATTTCTAAATATGAATTACCAAAAAAAGGAACATTTAGAAGTAAAATTAAAGTAATTGATTGTGTTAAAATATTTCCTAATTTTCAATCTTTAGAATTACAAAGTTTTTATAATGAATTTTGTAAAATAGAATTTAATCCACAAAAAGTTAAAGAAGAAAAAGGAAGTATATTTACATTTAAAAACTTAAAAATATCATTCAATTTTGGTGGGATTCATACAGTGGATTTACCAAGAAAAATAATATCTGATAAAGAATATTATTTAACTGATAAAGATTGTATTGGAATGTATCCACGCTCAATAATTGAAAATCAATTGTATCCAAAACACTTAGGAGTTAATTGGTATAAAGGAGTAAAATATATTTATGATGAAAGAGCATATAAATATAAACCATTAATTAAAAAAGGTGATAAAAAAGCCCAATCATATAGTGAAGCTTATAAGCTTGCAAATAATGGTGGTGGATTTGGTATGACAAATCAAATACATAGTTGGCAATATGATCCATTGGTAACATTTAGTGTTACAATTACTAATCAATTTTTATTATTAAGATTTGCAGAGATGTTATTATTAAATAATATATCTGTAGTATCATTAAATACAGATGGTTGTTTAAGTTATGTCAAAATGGATCAAAAAGAATTATATGAACAATTATCTAAAGAATGGGAAATATTATCTAAACATACATTAGAAGAGACTTTATATTCTAAATTTATTCAAACATCAGTTAATGATTATATTGCAGTAACTACTGATAATAAAATTAAGAAAAAGGGTGATTTTACAACTGAATTTGAACTTCATAAAAATAAATCAGCCAGAATAGTTCCAATAGCTTTAGAAGAATATTTTATTAATAATATTTCAATTGAAAAAACTATTAAAAATCATATTAATATATTTGATTTTTGTTTGGGAGTTAAATCTATTGGTCAAAATAGACTAATTAGTTTTAATAAGAAAACACAAGAAGAATTTGAACTACAAAAAATTAATAGATATTATATTTCCAATAATGGAGTTAATATATTAAAAAGACTTCCCAAATTAGAAAATAAAAAGGCCATGATGCAATTAGATATATTTGGTGGTATTGATGATGGTACTAGAGAATCTGAAATAGAAGCGGGTTGGTTAAGTACTATTTTTAATAAATATATTGAAAAAGATATTAATGATTATGATATTTGTTATAAATATTATATTGATAGAGCTATGAAGATTATTAATAAAATAGAAAATGAGTAAAAAGAAAGAATATGAAAATATATTTGCTAAAATAGCTAATATTCATAATACAGAAATTGTTTCTATATTAAAGAATCTTGAATTACCTTCAATTAAAGTTAGAAATAGAAGAATGCTTCAAGTAATAATTAGTTTGGAGAATCCAGAGGATCAAACTTGTATTTCAAGTGAGTTATTAGGTGAATATCTTGTTACAAATAGTTTTATTTTAACTCTTTTAAATAAACAAGAACTCAATAATTGTTATGAATTATTAAAAACTAAAAATACAGCTAATTGGATTATTGGAACTAATATAGTTTATAGTTTAGTTGAGAATAAAAAATTAGAATTAATAGAAAAGAATAAATGACACAAGATTTAATACAAGATATTAGTAAAATATCTAAGAAACTTTTAATAAATGATATTTTCTATGGATTATTCATGAGTACCATTGAAAAAAAAGAATGTAAGGATATTCCTGTAGCTGCTGTGGCTATAAATAAGAGCACAATGGACTTTAGTTTATTAATCAATCCAGAAGAATGGTTTAAATTTAGTGATGAAGTGAAGTTTGGGGTTGACTAGAGAGCTCCAATATATAGTAATATATATTTAAAATGTGTTAAATTGACTGGAAACTCCTTAGAGTTTTATCTACTAACTATATATAGAAATATAATATAGGGCTGAATTAATTACTCAGGTATAGTAAAAAAGATAAAAATTGGACAATCAGCAGCGAAAGTGGTAAATATAAAATAAATTTTAGTAATAAGTTGTAAATGTTATAAATAAATGGTATATTAAGTTATGATTATATACACCTAATAACTATTACATTATGAAATTTAAGAATATTACAAATTTAGAAGAATTTAAACGGGATTATGATAATTTGACTATTAATCAAATTACAAGTAAATATAAATTAAATAATAAGACAATATGGTCTTATGCCAAAAAATTAAATATAAGTAGAAAAGTTGGAGAAAAAAAGATTTATAAAGTAAATGATAATTACTTTTCTAAATCAAATGACTCTTCAAATAAATATTATATTTTAGGTTTAATTTATACAGATGGAAATTTACCAACTAAAGATAAAAGATCTTTTATAATTTCTAATATTGATTTACAAATATTAGAAGATATTAAAAAGGAGTTTAATTTTACTGGTATAATTAATAAAGAACATCATAAAAAATATAATAAATATATTTATAAATTAAAAATAAGTTCTCATCAAATGAGAAAAGATTTAGAATCTTTTGGATTAACTCCTAATAAAACCATGAATTTAAAATTTCCAATTATTCCAAAAGAATATATTGGGGATTTTTGTAGAGGTTTATGGGATGGTGATGGTAGTGTATCTAATCCTTTAAGTAGACAAAAAACAAGAACTTTGTTAGGTTCAACTTTTGTATGTGCTAATAAAGAATTTATAAAACAATTATTAATATTTTTACCTGTAAAATTAAAATCTTTTCATGAAGTAACAAAAAATAGAAAAAATCCATTATATACAATTAATTTTAGAGGTTTCGACTCTATTAGATTAAGGGATTTTTTCTATTATGATAATTGTTTATGTATGGAAAGAAAGAAAATTAAATTTTTTAATTATATACCAAGACGTTCAGAGACTATAATACACAATCCTACAAATGAGGATTAAGGGATAGTCCGATCTTATATGAGAATATAAGTTAACAAAATGCCTCAGTCATGAAGCAAAGCATCTTTGTTTGTTTCATTTAATTACAATGGATATGTATTCTAATTCTAAAATGGATAATATAGCTTGTGATTTAGAGATTAATCAAACAATTAATAAGAGTCAATTACCAAGTTGGGGAATATTTATAGATGATTTTAAAACTAAATATCCAGATTTAGATTGGAAAGCAAATGCTGGAAGAGATCATTATTATAAAGAATTAGGTAAACTTTCAGATGAACAAAAGGAAGAAATAGGAATTGATGAAAAAGCTGAACATCATTGGATAGTAGTTGATGGAGAAGGAAATATATCAAATGATCCATTATCAGATAGTCAAAAGGATGCTATAAGAGTTCAGGTTGAACATACAATTGAAAGTATAGTAGAAGAGATAGAAAAATCTCAAGGACATATTCCTGCTGAAATAAGTAGTTTAATTAAAGGCTTTAAAAAGCCTAAACCAAAATTTAATTATAAGAAGTACATAAGAAATTTTGTTGGTAATTCAACGCAATATTTTATTAAAACAACTAAATTAAGAGAAAATCAAAGATTTCCTGGATCTCCCAAGATAGTTTTAAGACCTAAAAATAAAGTGCTAGTTCTTATTGATGAGTCTGGTTCTGTTAGTGAACCTGAATTATTGGACTTTCTGAATGAGATTGCGCATTTAAGTAAAACAACCGATTTAGAGATTAGAGCATTTGATACAGAAGTAGGACCAATAGTTAAATATAAAGCTAATTCAAATATTTTTATAAGAAGTAGATGTGGAGGAACTTATTTTACTCCTTGTATTGAATTTTATAATAAACAAAAACAATATGAAACTTGTTTAATATTTACTGATGGTCATGCAGAAGTTCCTGAAATTAAAACAAATAAAACTTTATTATGGGTAATTAGTAGTAATGGATCAGAAGAAGTAATTAAAGGGTGTGGAAAATGGATTAAAATTCCAAAAGAAAATTAATGTATTCATTAGGTTATAAAAATAATAAAGAAACTGTATTTCAGTATAAATTAGACAATGATGATAGAGTAAGTCATATTTCCTATCTTAATATTAATTTTTCTAAAGAGGAACAAAATTTTATTGATGATTTGATGAAATCTGAAGATCTTGATAATTTTTTAATTGCTAAAGCTATAATTGATAATAAAAATGAAAATGGATGAAAAAGAATTAACAAAGGAAGTTTTATTTAAAAAATTTAATCTTGAGTCTGACTGTAATTTTAGAACCGCTGTTAATTTAGTTTTATCTGAATATAAAAATTATTCATTTAAAAATGATAATGTAGATCAAATAATATCAACAGTTATGGATTTATTAGTAAATTCTGAATCAAAAAATGATCAAGATTTAATAATAGCTGCTCATATATTAAATAGTTTAGAATTAGAAAAATGAAAGAAATACAAAGATTAACTAAGCAAGAGAAAATTGAACTTCTTTCTATGTTTAGTAGTGATAGAGATGCTTATCTTTTAGCTAAAACTATGTGTTTAAAATATTTAGAAATTTATCCATCAGAAAAGAAGTTTAAAACTCATGTTTATAATCAAATAAAAGATTATAAGTATGGAAATTCAATTAATAAAACTAGGTATTTTAAAACTTTACAAGATTTGAATTTAGAACCTGAAGATAATGGTAAAGGAGAAATATAAATTAGAAGATTTTGATGATTTTATATTTTCTAAAGATGGGACCATTAGAGATATGGGTTGGATTATGGCAATAAATTCAATTGATTTAAAGAACATGCCTATTAATGATTTAATTGAATTAGATATTATTATGAGAGAGATTTATCGTCATTGGGATAATTTAGGGAATAGATTTTTACAAAAGATTAATAAAGCAATTCAAAGACATAGATTATCAAGGGTTGCTTATGAAAATAAAAGATATTATATTAGTAGAGATGAAGATTTTCTTAAATATAAAAAAGAACGTAGATTAAAAACTAAATATTAAAATAATTATGAGTGTAATTAAACAAACAACATATAAACCTACAGAAACATATAATTTATTAAAACAATTAATAGATTCAAATGATAAAATAATTAATAAAGGTGGAATTCCAATTTCAATGTCTGTAGTTGGACCTCATGGAATTGGAAAAACTACAGTTATTAGAGAATTAGCTGAAGAATTAGGTAGAGATTTTTTTAAATTAAATTTATCACAAATTACAGAACCATCTGAATTAGTTGGATTTTATACTAAAGAATATGAAATGGCTAAAAGTGGTACTGATAGTATATGGTGTACTGAAAATATGATTCCTGAATATAGTAAATTAGGTTATCAAAGAACTACATTAAGTAAAACATCTGCTTGTCCTCCAGATTGGGTTGTTAATTTGAAAGAAAATGGAATATTGTGTTTAGATGATTTTAGTAGAGGTAATCAATTACTAATGCAATCAGTTATGGAAATCTGTAATGAGGGAACTATGATTGGTTGGGATTTAAAAGATAAAAAGATTCAAGTTATATTGTCTGAAAATCCAGATGATGGAGAATATAATGTTCAAACAGTTGATGCAGCTCATGCTTCTAGGATGGTTAAAGTAAATATGGTATGGGATGCTAAGGATTGGGCTGAAAGGGCTGAAAAAATTGGTTTAGATGAACGTTTAATTAATTTTGTATTATGGGCTCCTGAACTATTAGAAAATAAAAAAGCTGAAGGAATTAGTGCAAGTGGAAATGTTAGTCCCAGAATGATGGATAAGTTTTTTAGTTTAGTGAGTACAATTGATGATTTTGATAAACATTTAGATATAATATCTACTTATGGAGATATATCAGTAGGTAAAGATTTAACTAGTCAATTAATTAATTTTGTTAATAAGAAATTAGATAAACTTCCAAGTGTTGAGAAACTAATTAAAGAATATGATGAAAAAACAGCTAAATCTCAATTAACACAATGTTGCGGAGATAGTGAGAAAGATAGTAGCAATTGGAAAGCAGCTACAGCAGCCATATTAACTACACGTATGTATAATTATATGAGATTTAATCAAAAAACTGTAAGTAAAGATAATATTAAACAATATTTAGCTTTAATTTTACATCCAAGTTTTAGTGTAGATCAAAAATATTTAATGGTTAAGCAGACTGTAGGAATTAATAATACATTTTCTCAATTATTAGCTGGAAATCCTGAATTTATTAAATATATGGTAAAATAATGAGAATAGTAATAAGTGGAAATAATAAATTTATAGATCAAGATTTATTCGATTATATTAATCAGATTTGGGTAACATATAATATTGAAATAGACAATGATAGTTGTATTTATTTTACAAAAAATACTACAGTTAATCGTTTAATAACTGATTATTGTGGAAAGAAAATATCAAGAGTAATAAAGAAAGAAAAAGCTGATTATGTAATTATTAATAAGTTTAATTTATCAAATTATCCTCAATATTTTGATGGAACAAATATAGTTGATAATGATACTAAAGAAGTTGTATATGGAATTTATAATGAATCATGTGAAATTCAAGATACAATTGATTTAATATTAGATTTTATAGATAGAAAACAAGAAGTTAAATATGTTAATCAAAATAAACTCAATGATAGTTTAAATAATGGTTATATAATTGATATTGAGAGTTATTCTACATTAAAAGAGTTAATTGATAGTAGTCATGCTGATAATCATCAATTAGCTATTAATATGATAGTTGGAAGTGATTTAAAGAATAATTGGGAATGGATATTATATTTATATCATAATAAAGGAGCTCAGGTTAGTTCTTATGACAAAAAAAATATCATAAGAAATTATTTTGATACACTTAATTTAGGTTTTGGATTACATGATTTATTACCGAGAATAGATAGTTCTTTAGCTGTTGTTACTAATCCTCAAGTTAAAGATAGATTTACTTATATGATAAAATCTCAATTTCAAAATAAGATTAATGAATATTTCAAAACTTTAGGTACTCAAAAATTCAAACTTAATGATTTTAAGATAGAATACGATGCAACAAAATGATAAACCTAAACATTTAGAAGTTAAATATAATGAGAATTATTATAATAAACAAGAATTTAATGATTTCTTTGAAAATAATAATATAAAATATATTTCTGAAGATATTAAAGGAAAATCTTTATATTTAATTAATAATACAGTTTCTCAAACTAAATTAAGAGATAGTGGATTTATTATAAAAAGAGATGTGTCTAAAGCTAATGTTATTGTTATTTCTGATTATTATAAATTGAAATCAAATTATTCTTATTTAACTAAAAGTGAAGTTGGAATTCATACTAGATATAATATTGAACACTTCTTTAATACTTATAATCAATATAATAATTATATTTTAGATACTGAATTATATAAATATCTTTATAAATATGATGGTAATCAAGAATTATTTATTCAATGTAGTGATTTATTGAAATCTAGACAAGAAGATAATATTAGAATAGCAATGGAATTTATGTCTAATGCTAATTGGGAAACTAATGAAATATATTTACAAGAATTATTTAATTTATATTGGTTTGATTGTATTAGACGTAATAATTATAAAGATAGTATTTCTTTTAAAGGATTTCTTAATTCTTTAAGTTTTCCTTATATGAGTTTACGTTTAAATGAAGCAAATGATTATAGAGAATTATGTACTAAACAGGAACATCATGAATGGTTATATAATAAATATATTGAAGAATTTCAACAAGAATTAGATAATTTATTTGTGAAACATAAAATTAAATTAGATAAAATAGAATTTTCAATTGATAAAACTATATTTTAATGAAAATATTATATAAGCGTGATAGTCGTGGAAAGATTAGAATATGGCAAATTTATACTCAAGGAGCTTTATTAATTCAAGAAAGTGGATTAGAAGATGGTAAATTAGTTAAACATCAAAAGTTTTGTACTCCTAAGAATATTGGTAAATCTAATGGTACAGATTGTAATCAACAAGCTTTATTAGAAATGGATTCTTTGATTAAACAAAAACTTGATGAAGGTTATTTTGAAACTAAAGAATTAGCTGAAAGTGAAAAAGTAATTCTTCCTATGTTAGCTAAATCATATGATGATGAAAAGCATAAAATAGATTGGTCTAAAAATGTATTTATTCAGCCTAAATTAGATGGTCAACGTTGCCTTGCTTTTATTAAATCAAATGGAGATGTTAAATTAATGTCTAGAGATGGTAAGATAATTGAAAATATGCAACATATTATTGATGATTTATCTAATATTAAACAAGATATTATTTTGGATGGTGAATTATATGCTCATGGATTAAGCTTTCAAGAAAATATGAAACTAATTAAAAAATATAGAAAGGGTGAATCTGAATTAATAAAATATCATGTATATGATGTTATTTCTGATAAATCATATAATACTAGACATTCTTTAATTTGTAAGAATTTAATTTTCTTTAAAACAGTTGAATTAGTAGAGACTACTCCTTGTAAGTCTGAAAGTGATTTAAAAATTTCACATTCTTTAAATATAAATGATGGTTTTGAAGGTTCTATCATTAGACATGGAGAAGAAGGTTATAAAGTTAATGGAAGAAGTTCTAATTTATTAAAGTATAAAGACTTTAAAGATATGGATTTACCAATTTATGATATAGAACCAAATGATGCTAATCCTTTACATGGAACCCCTTTATTTACATTAGGCTTACATAGTAAATTTTTTAAAGCAGGCTGTAAATTATCTCATGCTGATAGAGAAGATTTATTAACTAATAAAGATGAGTATATTGGTAAAATAGCAACTATTAGATATTTTGAATTAACAGATGATGGAATTCCTAGATTTCCTGTAATGGTTGGAATTAGAAATGATTTAAATTAATAAATATGTTAGAAAGAGATTTAAATCCTCCAGAATTTTATTATAAACCTGATAGAAATGGATATTGTGATAAATGTTGTGAATTTGATGAATTAAAAGAAGTAGAAAGAGATTATTGGTTGTGTTTTGAATGTAGAGAAGAAGTATGGTTAAATTTACATAATAAAAGTAATAAAGAAGAATAAATATGACAGAAGATGGTAAAGAAGATATATCTTGGATGGCTACTCAGTTAGTTAATGATAGAGATATGTCTAAAATTGAAGAACCTAAAGAATTAACAAGAAGTTTTGGTGGTAAAATTGATGGTTTTATTTCTTCTTTAGAAGAAGCTCATGAAAAAAGACATTTGAAAGCTTATTTAAAAGGAAAGAAGTATTTTAGACATGGATTTTATGAGAATAAAGAACCTATGTATTATGATGTAATAGAAAATTGGAAGTAAACTAAACTAAATTTAAATTTATGATTATTGAAGAACCAGAAGAATTACAAATGTATATTGATTTTATGATGAAAAGTAAAATATATGATAATATTCATGATTTAATTGATGATTTAAAATATGAGTTTGATATAAATTTAAATGAACAACAAATTGAAAATATAAATGAAAGCGAAGAAAAAACCAGTAATAATTGATTATTATATAATTAATACAGAATCATCAGAGAATGGTACAAAATTAGTTGAATGGGTTAATTCATTTAATGATAATTTTCTTGATAATTTTGTATTAAATTATGATAGCAAGACAATAAGTGTAAAGACATTGGAAGGAACTTCATATAATGTAACAAATGATGATATAATTATAAGAGGTATAAAAGGTGAATATTATCCTTGTAAGAAAGATATATTTGAAGCAACTTATGATATATTATAATGATAAATGATGAAGATATTAAATCATTAATTCAAATAGCAGAATTACAACCACCAAATAAAATAGAAGTAATTCAGAGATATATTTTTGATTTAAAAGAAAAACAAGTAAATATTAATATTCCTAGAGATATGATTAACCAAATGTTAATGGAACAAGCTTATAATATAGCTAAGGAATATTATTTAGATAAATTTAAGGAGAATAATGCAAGTTAATATAGATAAATTATTAAAATTAAAGATTCCATTAGAAGCTTATTTTATTCTTTGGTGTATTTATAATGAAGAAGTAGATGCGTTAGCTAATTATATTAATAATAATAAATCTATTCCTATTAATATTTATGAATTATTATCTAATGATAATTGGTTAATTTTTACTGGAGAAACCAATGATTTAAATAATGTTGAATTAACAGATAAATTTGCTAAAGAATTTCTTGGAATAATTAATTATAATGGTACATTAACATTTGATGATGCTTTTCAACAACTAAGGGATCATTTTCCTATTAAAGCTGGTAATTCTGAAAGAAGATTACAAGGAAATCCTGAAAAATGTAAGAATTTATATAAATCTATTATTATTAAAAATGGTAGAATTGATGAAGCATTACATTCTTTAAT